TCATGCCCGTGGCCGGCGACATCAACGGCCTGTTGAGCGCGACGGTCCTCTGATCGTGGCGCGAATCCGGTCTGACCTGGATGGTTCGGTGTACCTGCACACGGGTACGCCGGACGGTCCGGTAATCCTGGGCGCCGGCGACCTGGTCCCTGACGGGTGGGAGCTCGGCGGGCACCTGCTCGCCGACGAAGACGAGGGCGGGGTCGCTGACGAATCCGGCGACCAGCCCGAAGCGGCACCGGAGGCACCATCCCCGACCTCCGGCGCCGCGCCCGAGCAGGCCAAGCGAATCCGTCGCAAGGCCTGACCGGGCATGTGAACACGGTCCCGCGCCTGCGCATCCACACCTGGCGCGGGGCCGTAACCACACCAACCACCACCTGGAGGACCCGTGGCGCTGACCCCCACCGACCTGGACCTTGTCCGTGACGAGATCGGCACCCAGAGCCCGCCCACTGACGAGCACCTGCAGATCTTCGCAGGGGTCCTGAGCGACCGGTGGCGCCTGGTCGCGCTGCGGGTCCTACGCCGGCGCCGGGCAGCTAGTGCCGGCGGCGGTGAAGCCTCCAGTTTCAGCCTGTCCGGGGTCCTGTCTGTGTCGAGTTCCAAGGCCGATCTTGGCGCGCTGGACTCGCAGATATTGCGCCTCGAGCAGGCCGAGGATGCCGCCGCCTGTGGGGGCAACGCGAGCTCGACACGCCTGCGCCGGACCACAGCCCGCGGCTGACCATGCCTGAGCCCACTGTCGCTGACGCCGTCCAGGCGCTCACCGCGCTCCTGCGCGCGGACCTAGCTGGGGTCTCAGACCGCATCGCAGCCGAGGTCGCTGCCTTGGAATCCGCATGGTCCAGCATCAGTCCAGCTTCCCGCAGGACCCGGCTCCTGGAGCTCCAGAATCACCTCAGCGCCCTGGCCGACCACGCTGAGCAGATCGCGTCCCGGCACGTCCTGAGGTCCGCGATCGGGGACGCCTACGCGATGGGCGGGCACGCGACCGCCCTCACTGTCGGCTCGCCGCTGGCCACCACGGGCGTCGACCTCGATGCGGTGACCTTCCTCGCCACCGACACCTACTCCGAGATCCTCCAGACCACCCGGTACATCCGCACGAGCACCAAGGCCCTGATCCGGGAACTGGACCGCAACCACGTCAGAGACAAGCTGTACGCCGGACAGACCGCCATCCAAGCCGGCAAGGACCTCTCCCGGTCCTTGCGGCAGAGGCTCGGGTCGGAAGGCGTGTCCGCGATCATCTACCGCGACGGCTCCCACCACAGCTTCGGGTCCTACGCGGAAATGTTGATACGGACCAAGACCGCGGAGGCGTACCAGCTCGGCGGCTTCAACCAGGCCGAGCACTTCGGCGTGCGGTTCATGGAGATCCAAGACGGGCCTGGCTGTGGATGGTCCACACACAACGACACCAGGCAGGCGAACGGGCTGATCCTGCCACTGGACGAGGCGCGGGCCTACCCTCTCTCTCATCCGCAGTGCCGTCGCGCAGCTCTCAGTCGGCCTGATCTGAGGTCTCTGGACGGGGCAACGCCGATCGGCCCGCAGTTCACCCCAGAGCAGCTCGCTGACGCAGCTGCCGGCGGGGACGTCGGGTTCATGAACGGTGTCCCGCGGCGGAGCAGTGGCACCCTGGCGCCCGCTGCGGGGATCGCCAAAGGCGCGGCAGCAAGGCGTCGTGCTGCCGCGCGGCGGGCTCCTGGGGCCGCGGCTGCCGAGGGACCAGCCGCGGCCCGCCGGGCAGCCCTACAGGCTCGACAGGCAAGGTGAGCCATGTCGCGCACCACACGCCACGGAGAGAGGATGGGCGCATGACCGAGCCCGCCACGTCCAAGCCCCTCCACCAGGTGCATGCCGAGATCGACGCGTTCGGCGCTGGGGTTCTCACTGTTGACGGCCATGACCTGTCCGAGAGCATCGCCTGTGGTGGGGTCACCATCCAGGCCGGGGATAGGACGCGACAGACCAAGGTCTACCTCGAGCTGAACGCAGGGGTGACGTTCGACGGACCAGCGGAGGTCACCGTGCTCCAGGGCCCTCATACGGTCGAGTTCCTGCAGTCCGTCAACCCCCGCGACCTGTCCAAGCGCGCTCTGGCGCGGTCGTTCAACGACACCCCGATCACGTCCGCGCTGGCTGTGCTGATCGAGATGGCCCAACAGAAAGAGGCGAAGCCCTCGTGAACCTCGACCTGGGACCCCTCTTCTCCCTCGCCCAGACCCTCGCTGAGCAGGCCATGAATACCGGTGGCACGAGGGTGTCTGGTCATCGAGGCCCGGACCTGGTGGAGGTCGACCCGGACACCCTCGAAGAGACGACCATCGCGGCCGCGGTCACGGTCGCGGACTCCGTGGCACTGCTGGTCCCCTCGACTGGGGGGCAGGCCGGTGCGCAGCCCTACCCCGGGACCCCACGGGCTGACAACCAGTGGCGCATGATCCTGCCGGTGGCCATCACAGACGTCCTGGTCGGCGACATCTTCACCATCACCGCCTGCCGCGACTCTCGCCTGGCCCTAGGCCGGAGCTTCGCTGTGAAGGCCATCCCTGACAGCTCTGCGGGTGCGATCCGTGAGCTGAGCGTGTCCGCTCACCCGGCTACGGGGCAGGTCTAGCTCATGGCTGATGTGCACGTGCTCCCGGTCAACGACTGGGTCGAGCACCAGCACGCCACCGGTACCGAGTGCGCGTGCGGGCCCACCACTGAGCCTGTCCCGCGTGATGACGGGTCGATGGACTGGATGGTTGTGCACCACGCACTGGACGGCAGGGAAGCCCGTGAGTGACGCTGTTCGGCTTGCCACTATCACCATCACCCGCGACCTGACCGATGACAACGACACCGTCTGGGTCGAGGCTGCTGACGCCTGCGGTGAGGACCTCCCGTTGGTCGAGGCCCTGGGCATGCTGCGATTCGCCGAGGACTCTTTGATTCGTCTGCGGATGGGCGAGGTCCCTGATGAGTGACCCGACGATCGAGGCGACGATCGCTGCGGCGCTGCTCGACCTGGAGCGCATCGGCCACCAGGTGAGGCACGTCGTCGAAAGCAACGTCCGGGAGTTCGGCATGCACCTGCAAAACCAGGTCCGCATCAACACCAGCACCGGGACACATCAGCGTGGCCAGCCGCACATCCCGGGTACGGGCCCGGGGCCGAACGCGGCCACCGGGGACTACCGCAGGTCGATCACCCTGGAGGTGAGCGCCGACGCGGATGGCATCGCCGCCGACGTGTACACCAACAGCGAGCAGGGCGCGCGCCTCGAGTACGGGTTCGTGGGGGTCGATAGCCTCGGTCGCGTCTTCAGCCAGAGCCCGTACCCGCACTTCCACCCGGCCGCAGACCTGATCGAGCCGCGATTCCAGGCCGCGGTCCGCGACCAGGTCGACGCGACCCTGGCCAACGATGGAGGAGGTACCGGTGCCTGACCCGATCTGGCAACCCGAGGTTGTCATCGCCGAGCTCGTCGACTGGTTGGCCACCGTGCTGCCGGCGACCATGGGCAGCAAGGAGCTGAGCTGCCACCACGACAGCCCGCCCCCTGATGTCCTGCTGCCGTTCGTGGTGGTCTCCTCTCCGCCTGGGTCTATGGCCTCTGCCGCGGCTGCGGTGTCCGGGTATCACGACGTCGTGGCGTTACAGGTGGGGATCAGGGCCATAGCAGCCACCGAGGCATCGACCCGGGCACTGTCGGACCTGATCCGCGCCCACTGGGCCGCCCGTATCCGGGGCGCGGGGTACGCCACCCCCATGGCGCTGACCTCGGTCAAGGTCATCGAGCGGGCGGCGAACTTCGACGGGTTCCCTGACCTGGTCGCCGGCCTCTGGCAGCAACACGAGACGTACGTCCTGACCTACCAGCGCCCCTGAAGGAGCACCGTGAGCAACAAAGCCGCTGTCTGCCGTGTCGTCGAGTACACCCTCAGCTTGCAGGACGCTGACGCGATCAATCGCCGCAGGGCCGGCGCGAACCGGTCCATGGCTGCTCATCGTGAGGCTGACAACGGGGCTCAGGTCCACGTCGGCAACAACGCGTCCGCAGGGGACGTCTTCCCCATGGTGATCACGAGGGTGTTCGGCGACACCCCTGAGTCGGCAGTCAATGGGCAGGTCTTCTTGGATGGCAACGATGTGCTCTGGGTCACCAGCGTCTGCCTGGGCACCGGGGAGCGGACATTCGCCTGGCCAGTCCGGACCTAACCGTGAAGACCGCTGGTGTCATTGCCTTCTGCGTGCTGGTCTGTGCCGTGCTGGTGCGGTCTGCGCAGGTGACCAGGACCCAGATCGACGACCCTGGTGAGGACTGCCCACACCTATTTAGGCCTCACGGGGCGATCCTGCTATGCCTGTTCTGCGGAAACAGGCAGCCCAGGAACGACCTCTGACCGGGTCGGCTGATCGGTCGATGGTGGGATGGCGTCTGTGTGTGGAGTCTTGCGCCATGGAGACCTTGAAGCCCTGCAAGTCATGTGGCCAGAGCGTGTCGGCGAAGGCTGAGGCATGCCCGAAGTGCGGACGCCAGCGACCTGGCGGTGGGGTGTCCTCCGGTGTGATGATCGTGACCGTGCTGATCGGCGCGGCGCTCGTCGCCTACTGCATGTTCAGGGTCGCCACCTTCTAGGCGCGCGCGTAGCGTGACGCTTGCGTGTTCCATGCGACACGCCACGCCCAACGCCCTACCCTGAGGATGGGTAGCGGACCGCGCCGCGCCCACACCTGCTGAGTACACGCGGACGACGGCACGCCACTGTGGACGCCGCGGCTTCGGAGCCCACCCACAGGAGCACGTAATGAGTTCCCCCACCGTCGTCATGACGAACCCCACCCTGCCCGGCGGTGAGACCGCCATCACCACCCAGGACGCCTTCGACCAGGTCCACGAGCCCAAGGGCTGGGTCCTAGTCGACGAGATCGTCCCTGCGAAGTCCAAGCCTGCCCAGGCACCCAAGGCCGACTCCAAGACCGGAGCCTGACATGGGCATGTTTTTTCGCCGCGGCACCACGGGTGTCCGTTTCGTCCCCACCATCGCGCTCCTGGGAAGCCCGACAGCGGCCGAGATCACTGCCGGGACCGACCTGGGGCCTGCTCTCGCAGGCATGGAGGGCTTCGAAACCTCCCTGAACAGGATCAACATCGCCCTGTTGAAGTACCGGCAGGAGGTCCAGGTCGACGGCCCCCAGACCTTCGGTGACGCCAAGCTCACGCTGATCGAGGACGACGGGACCGGCGCGGCTGGTGATGACCTGGCCCGCAAGACCATCTACACAGTCCTGGCTGAGCAGGCCACGGGGTTTGTCGTCATCAATCCGGTGGCCAATATCTTCACGGCCGCGGCGAAGGTCGAGGTCTGGCCCATCCGGATCGGCAGCAAGAACCGGAGCTTCACGCTGGACGCTGAGCCGGCCCGGTATGTCACCGAGCTCGCGATCACCGGGGCTCAGGACAAGGCCGCGGTCGTCACGTAACCCCTAGTCTCCCGATTCCACCGTTGTTGGTGTTGTCCACCGTGTGTGCCTGCTATCGCCTGTCTGTCGGTCATCGGGGTCGTGGCGGGGGTCGCGGCCTGTGTCACGGGCATCGCGTGCGGGCACACGCAGCCTCTGGCCGGACATCCCACCGGTGGGATCGGGAACCAACCCCGCAGTCCCCCTGCCCGGGACCCAGACGAGGAGCACCATGACCGCACGCAAGAAGCCAGCAATCACGCAATCACGCAACCACGCACCCTTGCCGCCCACTGCGGACCGGCTTGGGAAGCTCCCCCGCCGGGTGGTCGTCGGGATCTACCTAGACGACCAGGTCCTGGCCGAGTTCACCGACGCCGACCGTGAGCTGACGGCGGCCCGAGAGCGTCTGGATGCGTCCAGGCCGCGCCGGCTCGCGCAGGCCCGTGCCGCGGCGAGCCCCGAGGACGTCGTGGACGGGGCGCTCTTCGATGAGGTCGCAGCTGAGGATCTGGCTGTCATGGGCCCTCTGGAGGAGGCAGCCACGGCGGCCCTGGACGCGATGGACGCCGCCACCACGTGGTTCATCTTCCGGGCCCTGGGTCGGACGCCTTACCGGGACCTGCTGGCCAAGCACCCCCCACGCGACGAGGACCACGAGGCCATGGAGGCAGCCGGTGAGGCAGGCCGGGCCCCGTACAACATGGCCACCCTGCCCCAGGCGCTGATCCAGGCGTCCTGCATGGACCCGGTCCTGAGCGACCTGGACATCGAGGCCATCTTCGACGGCACCAACTGGAACGAGGTCGAGGTCTCCACCCTGCTCGTCCACGCCCAGCTCGCGCAGTCCCAGGCGCCCGTGGCCGACGTGAAGCGGCACCGGGGCTGACATGCGGACGGACGAGGCGGCCTACGAGGGGGACGACGGTGGGATCACCGTCGCCTTGGCCTGCCTCGGCCGTCCCGCATTCGACGCGCTCGTGGAGGCCCACCCACCGGTCGACGAGCGGGACCTGTGGTGCGTGGCGACGTTCGCGCCGTCCCTGATCGCAGCGTCGGTCACCTCGTGGACCGATGAGCATGATGACGAGCACGACAGCGTCGACGAGGTCACCGCGGCCGACTGGTGGAACAACTGGCCCGTCGACGCCCCCGAGGACCTCTTC